GTTTGTCCAGCGAATGTGTTGCTCTTGTGTAATCCTGCCCTCTGCTAACATATTGTCGCAGACATTAGCAAAGACTTGAAATTTTTGCTCTCGATCAAGTTTATGAGGAGAAGCAGTTTCCTTGATAACCTTGAGAATTTGTGTTTTAGTCATTTTGTAGATGGAAAGTTTGCGGAGTTGTCTATCAGTATCAGCGAACATAGAGATAACCTCCAGCCCAATCTGCACGGGCAAAACATTCTTCGCGAGATGCAATCTCCAACAAACGATAGCGAACAATCTTCGCAGGTGCTTTCCATGATGCTGGTTTGTAAACTTCACCAGTCTTTTTATCAACGAAAGCATGAACAGATTTTGATTCTGATTCAGTCTCCATGATTACTTTGTGATACTTTCTACCACTTTCAATGTAGAACTTGTAACCAGAATTTGGGTGCCGACGTTCAATATCCAACAGCAAAGCATCACATAGATCTTGAGTGTGAAGTGCGACTTTCGCAACAATTTTGTCTTTGAAGATGGTAGAAGTCATCTTTTGAGTGTTGTTCATACTATTGGAACAGTTTGAAGGGCCCACTATACTAACTCCAGGTTTTTTCCATGATAAAGTTTGCACGGGAAAACTCTTCGCGATCAACCACCTTGAAAGTGCCATGATCGTTCGTAATTACAAAACCTTCATGACACACGGTTTCTTCACCTATCATACAATCAATTTCATCTCTTTCATCGACAAACATGAACATATCTGTCTTGATTGATGCAACCAACTTCCACAATCTGATCAGGTTAATGTCACAATCAGTTTTTTCTGCAATTTCATCTTCTAGGATGCTCCATCCCATACGAATGCACTCATTGATCGCTTTTTTGATTTTTGTTGCTTTAGTAGGTGTGACAAACTCACATAATGTAGACATTTGTTTGGCAAACTTACACATATCCTCAAGATCCTCACGATAAGGATTAAGAACTGACTCAGGTTGCACAAACATAACCTTATCATTACTGCTCATTTCATACATCAAAGGCGATGCAGTCACATGACGCAAGTCATCAGCACCACCATAGACTGTATGAGGTGCGATGATAACATCTTGAGAGATTATCTCAGGAAAGATGTAAGTGATCGTGTTGGGGCGATAAGTATCACTACCGCCATAACCAATAAAATCACCTTGAAAGATAGAAGTTGTGCGAGGAAGACAATCAAAGCAAGCGTGAAGAATACGCGCAACTTTACCTTGATAGAACGTCTCAATTTCGTCATGTGAATGTGCAATACGAATTTTTACTTTGTTGAAGACGGCTTTGGTGCCGACAAAAAACATTCCGTTGGCAGGATTGCGTCCCCAGACAATAGCTGGAGCACCATCAATTTTAGTGGAGACGAAACTATCTGGAGCAGAGAACCAGTCAAGGACTGACAGATCTCCAGTCAGGATAGAATCTTCAGGGTGTTCTAGGTGAGTGTTCTGCATACTACTGAGACAGTTTGAAGGGCCCTCAATATAACTCCGCTTCTAATGGATTCTTATCTTGTACTTCATCATTTACGATTGTGACGTGTTGTTCTATTCTACGTTGGCAAACATCATAATAGGTAGGATCTATTTCAAAACCAATATATTTACGGTTTGTTTCCATACAAGCGACAGCAGTCGTTCCAGATCCCATAAAAGGATCTAAAACTAAATCATTCTCTTCACTCCACGTTAAAATATGATCCTTTGCTAATCCTTCAGGAAAGATTGCAGGATGTTCAAATGCAACAGCATCTTTCGTAGAATAGTTTTTGCCAGTATTATATTTCCAGATATTATTGCGTGGGCTATATTCTGGAATGGGTTTAATTTGACGTTCTTTTAGTGTGCCATCCTTTTGTCGAATAGATCCTTTGCCAAAGTGTGTATAACCTGCCCATCGATTTGGTTTATCACAGAGCAGATTTGCAGTCTTAGGTTTCTTGCTCTTAGATAAAATGAACATATATTCAAATATCTGAGAATAACGATTACCATTCCTTCTTGCAGGGAATGGACTACCATTTTTCTCATATATCATAGTATCATGCAGCAGAAATCCTAACTGCATGAAGTGTAGAACCTGCTTAAAGCTTGATCCAGTCTCACTTCCTTTAATGCAAGCATCTCCAATCACCCACACAACAACTCCACCAACTTTCATCACACGATATAATTCTTCAGCAACATCTTTGAATGTGTCAAAGTTCCATGCTGAAGAATCATTGTATGATCTAAGATCATCGTATGGAGGAGATGTGACACAGAGATCAACACTCTCCGTCCCCATTGTTTTCATTCCACTGATGCAGTCTGTCTGAATGATCTTATTCATGCGGGTTCGAGTTGCAGATACTTACCATTACGTTGTGGGATGCGGAAGTTACCCCAGCAAACTTGCTCCTTTACTGTATCATAATCATCCAGAGAAATCAACAGCGAAGTGCGTGAATTGCTTTGAGTTGCACTACCTTTGCGAATAAAGTTTAGTTTCTCAAATACACCAATGAAGATCTCTCCAATCAAACCCTCAACACCATTGATAATATCAAACACTTTTGTATCTTCATTGATGCCATACTTCACACCAATAAAGTTCATACCATCATCCTCTTTCTTTGTGGCATGAGTAGAACCAGTCCAGGAATTATTGCCAGTTGTACCTTTGATCTCCCAGATAATGTCGTTGATAACAACATCGCCTGAAGAATTGCGATCCTTACTCACTTTGAATCCACGGCGAAGTGAAAGCTTACAGGTGAGAACAGATTCTAACAATCTGCCCAGATAAACAAACACCTCATTGCGATCCTCTGCATTAAGTTCGCGGAATGTCATCAGCGGAGCATCTGTCACGCCATGATCATACTCACGCTTAAGATTGCGGAAGATAGTACACAGCGCAATCTCTTGATTCAATTCTTTAACAATCTCTGCAACGATCTCGGGTTCTGAAAAGTAATCGCGGATTGCTTGTGCCATGATTGATTGCATCTAATAGTAGTACACTTTTAAGGGCCCAGTATTATACAGGAAGTCTTGCAATACTCTTTCCTTTCATATGTTTTTGGATAAGATTCATTGCAGATTTACGATTGCGACACTCTTTGAGTAGTTTTCCCATGTAAAACACTATGAGTTTAGTGTCACTTCCTGCCAATGGAATAGCAGCATATTCCATATCCTTTCCAACATAAAATCCCATCTCGATTGGTTTGGAGTCTAGAACATCACTTTTATGATTAACAATTTTCATCGACGAATCTCACTGATAGCGGGTTGGCCTTGATTAAACACAACATCAACAACTGCCTGCACTTTGCGAGCGGTGCTGATGCCAACATTATCATAAGTTGGAACGCAAACTAATCCAAATACCTTAGTCTTATCACCCAAGCGAATAACACGGCCAATACTCTGACTGATGCCAATGTAATCCATGTTACGCATGAAGATGACTGCCTCAAGTCCACTGACGTTGATACCTTCACTGAGAATACTGTGATGGATAACAACAAACTTTTTCTCAGGATCTTTACCCCAAGCATTCAGTGTGTCAAAGAACTTCTCGCGATCAACCTTCTTGCCATCGATGATTGCACCAGTCTTCGATGTAATCGTCATCCACGAATATCCACGCTGATACAACTCAGCACAAAAGTTGGAGCGAGTGAGAAGATTGATAATCTGCTTAGTGGTGCGAGCACAAATCAAAGTCTTGTCGATGTTGTTGTCATCGATAGTCTCGATCAAGTTGTCACAATCATCAGCATACATTACCTTACGTCCCTTAATCATAGGTAGTTGCTTAACTACAACTTTAGGGGGAAGAATGTATCCGCCATCAACCAACTCAGGAGCAGGTACATTTACGAGAACTTGTCCATAAACTGCACCGTCATTCATTCCTGGTTTCGTAATTGTAAGACTATGCTTAGGAGTAGCAGTGTAAAAGTAGCAACGATCAGCATCATTAGCAAAGAACTCTGTGGCAGGGAAAAAGTTACGCTGCACACTGTTATGTGCCTCGTCA